GCATGTCGCGTACAGCTGGTCGATTTCCAGTAATGGAAAGCGAGAGAATTACGTTATTCCCGTTCAGTTCTTCTGGGCTTGTGATGCGATAATATATTAGACCGTTGTTGTACTCCATATTGATGATTGAGGCGCCGAAATTTCCCGATGTTCCCAGGACAGTAGCACCCTTGTCCACAGGCGCGTCCACTGGTCTTTTGTATCTGGGAGTTAGCCACCAACCATAGGTGGTCTTTGCAGCATCATTTACAGGTACTGTAAACCTACCAGAAAGTTGCACCATACCTTGATTTGTTGCAAACACTTTCCATGCTTTGTTAAATCCTGTATAGTATTGCATCCCGAACATTTTTGATAGCATTCCAGATGCCGCCATTTCGTCTAGCTTCTTCGAAACTTCCGTTGAAACGTTCAAATTGTCAAAATAGTTTTTGACATAGTCAGCCAGATTCTGCAACCATTTTTGCAGGTCAGAAATATTGTCCTCGTTGTTGGTGTTGGAATTACGCAGCTTCTGTATCCACGCAAGAATCCAATCCAGATTAAGGGCGTGGAAATCGGAATATGGAAAATTGTTAAAAGCCATATAATTACCTCCTTAATATATCATTACACAGAATTTTCGCTTGAACGAATTACAGATAATATCATAGATATTAAATCGATCCCGAACGGAGATTTCACCCTCCAACATCTGGGCACTGGTAGTTACACCAATATTACCGTACATTCGCCCCTTGCGCTTGGTGTCCGCTGTGCTGCTGGTTGCCTGGGTGTCCTGTTGGTCATCAACCATACCAGCGTCCTGGTTATATCCGGCTCGGCTTTGCGTATTGCTTCCGCTTGCTTTAGCGGTGGCATTATCTTCCCAATCCTCATATCGGTCATAGTTGTGCAGTGGATCATAGTCCTCGGTCAGCGCCCTATGCATCCGTGTCCAATTATCCAGCTGGGCCGCGCTCCATAGGGGGATCAGCTGGCGCATGGTGTAGGGATCCGTATAGACCAAGGACAATTCTGCCAGCTCAGTGATAATGGTCCCCACCGCCAGCTTGCGGTCCACATCCTCGGGAAGCTGTAATCCGTCAAATATTGTTGGATCATAGTTATATAGGCCCATAACAGATAGCTTAACTCTCACCTTCTGCCACCTCCTCCGCCCTGGTTATTTCTCGCGCTACGGGGTTGACGCGCCAATCCACGGACATGTCTACACCAAACATTTCCCGCACTTCTGCACATCCTTTTTGTAGGCTTTCCAACCACAAGGCGCACTTGGAATATGTTTCCACATTGTTGGCATTAACTTCATCTGTAACCAGCCGCTCCCGTTTATCGGTGTTGGCGTTGGGTATTCCAATATCTGTATCAAACATTGCCTCAATTTTTCGCATATCGGATAGCACCTTGTCGGCAATGTAGTTTTCGCCGACATTTTGAGAAAACATGTCCCAAGTGGGCTTGCCATCATCACCGATCAAATTTTTGTCATAAAATACAGCAGGCTGCCCGCTTGCATAGGAATCATAAAGGGCTTTCAAACTCTCAGCCACCGCCTTGTTTGCTGCTGCAAAGACATAGGACATTTTACTATTCAGCAGGTTCACACTCACGCTTTCAGAGCACAAAGCCAGTTCCTCTGCGTAATAGTTGACCAAATCCATAATTCCACCAAAGTCCGGCTGTAACTTAAACAGTACGCAATCCTGTCCGATAATGGGATCCCGCAGGCCCTTCAATAGCGGGTTGGCGATGATCGCTTTACGAGGCTGATAAAACACGTTATACCCTTCCAGGCCGCACCCCTGGGGAATTACTCCGTATTTATCCGTTTCAATGATCGCAACCACGCCCCAGCAATAGAGGACATAGAGAAAATAATCACGGCTCCAAGTGCTCGGCAACTTCCACCGGAATACAGAAATTGTCTTTTGCAGCAGGTAGCGCCGGAAAAACTGATACAAGGCCGTGTTTTGTGTGTGTACGGTTCCGGGCCGGTTTTCACTGATTACGCGGTTTGAATAATCGTACAAATATGGTGCCCCATTACCAAACATTATATACCTCCTCACTCATAATAGAAACCTCCTTGCATATAAGCAATAATGGCGTCTACTTCACTTTTTGTGGCATTTGGAATGTTTGGATGCACATCCGCACAGAGTATATATCCCGATAGCGAATTAATGGTTTTAACTTTACACAGAGGTCTGCCTCTATGCGCAAGATCATCTTCCACCGGGTGCATCCACTCATAAAGCACTGCTGGTTTCCCCACAAGGCCATCGGTGGCGCAGGTGCCGCCAATCGTGCTGACATGCGGAATTTTTGCGGCTGCCGCACTCTCAATTGCAGACAGGCCACCGGTTAAAGCACCGGGGATATTGCCTGTATAGGCATTTACAGCGGCGCCGCCCAGCGTTGCTAACATGCTGCTAACACCCCATCCGGGGCTTACTACGTTTGAAACTGAATATGACAGACCCACCATTGCAGATACTCTGGACAAAATCCCGTTATCGCTTGTCACCGTCATGATAGCGTGTCCCGTGCGGTAATCCACTACCGTGTCGCAATTAATTGCCGTTGTGTTGGCGCACTGTATAGGATCGAGCGGAATTAAACCGAAAGGCGGATAAAACAAAGAATAACTCGCTGCTCCTGCATTAACCCATGATCCTCTGGCAGCACTGTCCGGATGCCTGCGCATATAAAATTTGGTGGTCCCGATTCCGCGCCCGCTGCCCAGATCAAACCCCGCAATATCTACCTCCACCAGACCCACTTTTACCGTATTTACAGCGGTCCCGACTGCCTTAAAAGGCAGCCACACAATACTGGTTATATACTGCAGCGGATTTAACTGCACCTTGAGGTCTGGACTTGCGGCTAATGCCAGCGCTCCCAAGGCATCCACCGCGTATGTATCGGAAAAAATCCACTGAAAGAACAGATCCAAAGATTTCGCATTGAACATTATAAACTGTGTAGCGCCAGATCCCGCGATTCCAACAACAAATGTTCCGTCCTTCGGGTCCAACGACCACGGATTTGTACCCGTTTGCAGCTCGGTAGTGGAGGCGCTATGCATGGGATACATTCCATCAATAATAGATGCATCCCATTCCGATGCTGCGCGCAACACGTAGGCAGTTCCCTTTCCGATTGCCGTTTTGAAACTCGCCAGGGGATCCACAGAGCAATACGCACCCCACAGGCCACCCTCAAAATTCCAACTATCGATCCAGTAATACCGGCCCCAGGATTGCACATATAAATAGTTATAGGTCTGTGGATTAGCAGCAGGCCCAATATTTAGGCGTATGACAGGATTTTGGATGCTGAAATCTCGGTTAGTAGTACACTGATACACCACGCCATCGGTGGGCTGTTTTGTGCTGTTTGTATCCTTTGTAAATGAGAATAGCTTTACAGGAAAAGACAATATAACACCCCCCAAGTAATACCGGGCGGCGGTCTCCCGCCGCCCGGTGCAGAATTAATCCAGAAGGAACACAACGCCCTTTTCACTGTGGTCATTCCAAAGGCGTTGGGTCTCGTGCAGCCATGTGGTGGTGTAACCGCCTCTTGCGTTAAAGGGAGCGGGGCTTGCCCACTGCTGGGTGGTAGCATAGCCCAGGGCCTCACGGTCAAAGATCACTGCAAACACATTGTCCTGGTTCACCGCCTCACCGGTAACAACGGTGCCATCGCTGCCGATTCTGCCGGGGGTCACGTTGATAGCGCCGGGTGTTTTCACACTCTGCCAGAAATTGACAGTTTCATAAGCGCCCAGGCGCAACAGCTCGGAGTGGAAGGTGTCAGCCACCGCCATGGTGGTCATCTGATTGCTTGCCTTTGCATAGACCATCATTTTCTGGTCTGCCTTGGGAGTATGGCGCATGACAGGCATGCCTTTTACCACCGTTTGATATAGCTGGGTGCGCTCGGTCATCATGTCGGAAATGGTCAGAATGCGGGCATAGGCCCACTGAACAAATGCCCGATAGTTGGAGGGCTGCATCACCGTTTCTGCGGTCAGCTTGAGGCCGGTTTCCGTGTTGTACTCCGTCAGAAGGTGCACCACTCGCAAGGGGTCCTTCTCATCGATGATGCCGCCGATAAAATTGGCGACTGCGGCCCTGCCCATATTCTCACGGATCTGCTCCAGCTTATCGTTCATGTTCTGCACGACCATGGACACGAAGCCACCGAACTGCTCCGGACCGGTAAAGGCATTGTCCAGTTGATCCCTAAACAGTGTATAGCAGTCCTGCCACACGTTTTGCCCGTAAAAATTAGTCTGCAAAATCTTGGGCTTACAAATCTGCTGCTGGTCTACGCTCTTGCCGTCACCGTCTGCGGGGTCCTGGCTGTCATCATAGGCCACGGGCCACTTACAGCGATCATCCTCGCTAATAGGCTTGTCAGCGATCTGCAGCTTGCGGACGTGGTTCCCATACGCGCTTTCAGGCACTTCCACAAGGCCAAACTTGCGCTCATAGGGACGCACGCTAAAAATGGTCCTGGATAGCACCTGTGATATCGCCTGCATAACGGGATCATAGCCGGTCTTGAGGGTTGTCTGTGCCGCCGTCACAAAGTCTGCGGTGTTGGTGGCTGCAATCGCCGCCTGCCCGGTGGCCTGCTGCTGTACTGCGTTAAGCACCTTAGCCACCTGGTTAAAAGACATGTCATTGGTAGGCATTACTTATCCTCCTTATTTTTAAATGTGGGCCGGATGATGGTGGCAAGGATATCATCCACACTTTCCGTCTCCGGCTGCTTGCTGTTGTTGATATTGGAGCGGATAATTGTCTGGTTAAGCTCCTCCAGTTTAGTCAAAATCGCCGCCTGGTCATTCGGGGGAGAGGGTGCCGGGTCGGGCTCCGGTTGTGGAGTAGGTGCGGGATCAGGCTGGTGAGGGGTTTCGGGCTCCTGCTGGGGAACGTGTGTCGGGGCACCATTAAGCGCCATGATCTCCTCCTTGGTAAAACCCGCATCCAGCAGCTTTATAAGCTGGTCAAAGGTCATCGTATCAATCCTCCTTAATAAATGCGTCCGGGTAGTTCACTTTAAGATTGCTCAACATGCGCTCAGCGTTTTCCCGATGCCGGAACGCCCCCACCTGCACCCGGTAGAGCTTATCGGTGGCAGGCTTGGGCTGCTCCTTCTCCTTATAGGTCACGCCGAAGTAGTCGCAGATACCCTGGGCAATAGCCTCGCCGATGTCAACCGTATGCTCCACGATCCACTTGGCGGTGGTGGCGTTGTCGTGGAACTCGCACTCGATATAGGCCGTTGGTGCGCTTGGCACCCGTACCTCGTACAGGGAGGCATCCACCCGGATATTTTCACTTGTGCCAGGGGTCACCGGGGCCAGCCGATTAAAAATGGCCTTGCAGGCCTTCATGCCCTCGCCGCCGCTGTTAAAGCAGAACATGCGAGTGCCGCCGACCGTGCCGTTAAAGGCGTTGGTGTGGATGGGCACATGGAGGTCTGCGCCGAATGCGTTGGAGTCTCTACACTTCTGCTGCATGGAGATCATGTGTCCAACCTTGACGGATACGCCGCTGCGCTCCAGGGCGGCGCGGCAGGCATCGGCAATGTTACCGCACTGGACGGCCTCATTGGTGCTGCCATAGGCATATCGGTTATCTGTCTGATTGCTGGGGGAAAGGTAAATCTTAATTGACATGGTTATCTCCTCGCTTTAAAATGTTATCGATATTAGGGGTAAATGCTCGCAGGTTTTCCACAATGCTGCCGATCTCCATAAGGATCACATAACCACATCCCACCTTAAAAAGCGGGAGGCCGGTTTCCAGACCCACCAAGGGGCTGCCATACTCCACGCCCCAGAGGAGCGCCAGCACCAATAACTCGCCACACTTATGATACAAGCCGTCACGCATATAGCAAGACTTAAAGGTTTTTTTGTAACTTGCTTTCAGCAGGCCGGAAATAATATCCAGCAGTATAACAGCGCCAACAATTAAACAGTATACTTTCATTTTAACACCTCCTTTCTATCTGGTGTACTTTGGTAAGAGCAGGAAACACTCATGCGCTGGACACGCGCGCGCCCACCCTTCCGGGGCTGTCCTGGGGCTGTTTCCTGCTCTCACCCTCATTATAATAGTTTTTGGTATGAACTGTCAACAAAAATATTTTTTGAACAGTATTTCACACAAATATTGTTCAAACACTATGTGCCCAAGCATATACTGTTGATAAAGCCAGTGAAACCCCGTTCGGAATCTTTGCAGATTCACCGGCCCCGCTCCATAACGGGGAGGGCTTCCAGTAGTGTGTGTGGATACATAATAAAGACCACCTTCGGATTTATGCTTATAAATGCAGATTTCGCCCACCTGCACAATGGGGTTAAATTCCCTCAACGGCATATTATGGACACGGCTATGCTCGTCCCCAGAAAAGCGGTTATCCAAGGCCATTTCCGTAAACTCAGTTCCTCCAGTTAGACGGTAAAGGGCTGTGTTCCGCTTCTTGTTTCCGATGGGGGATTTCTGTAGGATAATCAGACAAATACCACGCGTATCATCGATCAACACTTCCCGTCCTTTGCTCATCATCTGCTCGGCACGGTTCACCAGGCCCAGGGACAGAAAAACTGGATTCCCCAGATCATTAGCGTTAGAAAGGCATAGAAGCCGCGCCGGTGGCCTGCCGTTCAATTCTCTATTTCTATTGATGGTCTCATAGGCATTAAACAGGGCCGCCGCTTCATCCTTCAGGGGCCGTTCGTGGCTCTCCGGGATGAACTCATCATAGACGATCAAATCCACATCAGAAGCGTCAAAGCCCCGCATATTGGATATAGTAGACAGGGCCGCCGTATATCCGATGCAAGGACCTTTTGGTATAGGGTTCCCGTCCTCGCCCCGGTCCGCCTCATAAAATCCCGCTGTATACTTAGACAGGGGCCGGGAGGCCGTCAAAAAGTCGTGATCCCTATCAATACTTTTGAATGGGCTATACTCCGGTTTATTCACAAGATCCACCTGGGACTGCAAGCGCCGCAACAGCATAAAGCGCCGCCCCTCCATAATTGATCGTTCCCTGGCTCGCTTCAATGCACCATAGGTTTTACCGGTGCCTCGGCCTCCCACCACAAAGATAAAAGGCTGCCCACAGGCAAGAATCCCATCAATATCCAGCCATCCTTCCGGGGTGTATAGGTTAATAGCTTGTCACCTCCTTATAAAGAGATGGGCCTTGCGGCCCGTCCCTTACTCATCTGCCAAGATATTGCTGACCTTCTCCAGGATATCCTCGGTTTCTTCTTCATCCAGCGCAAGATAAACGTGGGAATAATATCTCCCATCTTTGCCCTGGCGCTGGGGGAAGGCCACAAAATCACCCTTCTTGCCCTGGATGATCCGGCACCCGTAGATGGTGATATCGTCCACATTCAGATCAAAGACGATCCCGCCGTCTTTGAACTCCTTGACCCGCTGCACACTGTAAATATGCTGCACACGCTCCCGGGCCTGGTTCTTGGTTCTGTTCAACTTTGCCATAATTCTGTACCTCATTTCTTCAAAAAATTTATATTAGTCGGGTATGGCGGCCCGGTCTAATCGGTTAATCTGTGTTTCATTTCCAAGAATAACATGGGATTAGCCAAAATGCGTTCATATTCTGCTGTAATGCCCAGGGTATAGGTACTGGGCTTAATATAGATATTTGGGCCTATTTCCAGACGGTGCCCGTCTATCATCATGTGATCTGTGGGCGGGTGGTCATTGTAGATGCTTTCGGTGCCTCCGGCCTTGGAAAAAGTGAACTCTTCTTTGAACGCTTCCAGGCCGCCAGCGGCGTCCAGCTCTGGGCCGCCCCACTTCTTGCTCACACCGGAGATTGTGGCGTGGGTCTTTCCGTCACCGTAGTCATAGGCATACTTTTTAGCGCCCAGAGTTACAAATCTGCTGTAAGGATTTTCCGCTTCAAATACGCCCATATAGTGCTCGGTGCCGTGGGGATCTGTGGCGTGAGCGCCGGAGGCTTTACTGTCCTTTTTCCTCTTGGCATTGTAGGCACACCAATCTACTATGCCGATATATTTTACAGAATCGGTATCGCAGTACACCGCATTATGGCCCGCAAGATTCAAACCCTCCTGGAGTCTTAACCGTGCCCATGCCGTGATCCATACGCCCCACTGATAACACAAAAACGCCCGTTTGGAATGCTTTTCCAGCAGCTCCCCGATATCGTCCCTACGCTCCACGAACTGCTGTAGATCCTCGGCAAGGAAATCAATGGTTTGTTTAACAGGGTCCTGCGCCATCATACCGTACAAAGAATTAAGCAGATTCTTGCTTTTCTCATAAAACTGCTCTTGCCCCTCCACGCCCTTTAAACAAGTTTTGGTGGTATAGTATTCAATGGTAGTAAGCACCAGGGGCCTGGGCAGATATCCATACCAGGTATATAGGGCATCCAAAATTTGGATATCGTCCCATTGGTACTGATCCCGGATGATACCAAAATCTACATCTGTCACGGTGGTTTCCAGATATTCAGCAGATAAGATTCTGCCATTATCATAGCAGGCCCCGATCACTTCCCTGCACTTGGCCCCTGACAGATACGGGAAGCCGTCAAATGGGTCTAACATTGTTATACCCCAAACTGCGAAGCGAAACAGAACCGCCCGCCTTTGCCGGATCAATCGCTCGATCATTTGCAGCGTAGGGGCCTCCAACTCACGAAATCGGCCCATAGGGAATTTACAATTACACAATACATCTGGATAGCTGCTCGACCGGTCAGCGCTGGACACATTACGAAGGATTTTACCAGAGAAATAGCGGTTAGCGTGTGTGTTTCCTCCCCGGAATGCCTCCCGCAACATACGGTATGTTTCCAAATCCGGTTGTGAATCACGGACCATTTTACGGCCCGCCATCCGCATTGCCCTTTTTGCATCGCGCCGGACGTAGCCGGTAGAAGTCAATGGAATAGTCTGTAAATTATCATGATCCCGGTACATTTCTGCCTGGTACGCCTCCACAAGGCCCAATACATCGTTTTGACAGTATTGCAGCTCACGATCTGTCAAGGGGGTCCAAGGATAACGCACTTTGGAATGGTCGAACTCGTCGCTGTCCAATTTCTGATGCTCCACCCCCATTTTCTGTGTGTACTGGTCCAAACTCATGTTGCTATGAAAATAGGTGCAGCGATATTCCAGACGCTTGTCATACATGGTGCATTTGAGCACCTTGCGGGATTTCACTGCAAAAACCTCCGCTGGTTTGAAATCGTAGACAGTGCGGAGAAATTGGAACTCATACGACAAATTATGCACCAGAATCACCAGACTTTGGTCCTCCGGTATGTAACGGAGAAGAGCACCCACGAAGCCCCGCCACTCATCCCAAGTCCTTCCCATCACCGTATACTCAAGGCCAAATTGCCATTGCCAAATATACATAGCGGCTTGTTCTGTGCCCGGTATGGGGCTTGTTTCAATATCAAATGCGGTGATGATATCCTTGTATGTCCGGGTCTGTCTGCTGCCGCTATTGCCACGCTTCTTTTTCTGGGCCGGTAGATCATTCAACCATCCAAAATCGAATTGCACCGGACTAACGATTATACTTTCTGCCATTGTTGCGTCCTCGCTTCTTGGGTGGTGTCGGCATCTCTGATGAATCTGGATCAAAGTTTTTCCAGTACCATTCAAAATTGCTCTTGATCTGCTCCACCGGGACACCCTGGTCATCTGCACGCCGGAATAACTCCGCAGTTTTCTCCATGTATGGCTGTCCCACAAACTCCCGGGAGAACTCCAGGAATCGGGCAAAAGCCGCGTAATTGGATTTTGTAAGCCATGTATAACCCTTCTCGCGCCATGTTGCTATAGCCTTATCACGGATCGCGCGTTGTCCAGACACGCTGCCCGCCTCAGCGGTCAGAAAACGGGACACATCAGAAAGAAGATGGACCAATTCACCAATATTTGATACCTGGGACAGCGGAACATATTTTCCCTTATTATAACGATATGCATTTGAATCTTCAAATTCAGATCCCACGAAGCGCTCCAAGCGCTTTCGGGCCACGGAACGAAGACGGGAATATTCCCTTCTTAACTCCTTCTCACTATAACCCTCCTGGAGGGCCTGGGGCTGATATGCGGAAATGGGAAAAGTAAATTTTATGTAGCGAGCCATTATTCAACCACCTCCAAATACTCACACCACGGAAAACACACCACATCTGATAATAATGCGGGGCACTCCAGTTCGTCAGGGCAAGTGCAAATTAACATTCTGAACCCTCCTCATCCACATATCACCTTCTAACCAATAAACCACACCCTGCCAACAATCGCAAAACCATTACACGACATGCGTAACAACTGGGATTCCAACCACAAGTAGTGCAATCCGCTTTACGATCACACTCCACAAAGCGGTTATATCGGCAACTACACTGAGCATCTTTACGATACACATTAACAGTATCGCTCATTTTAACCCCTCCAATTCCTCTAAAAATTTCATAAAGATAGTGGAAAATGCACCCGCACCCATAATGATAAGGATATATGATATTGTTGTCATTGTATTCCCTCCTTGATTCATTGTATATATTACACCATCCGCTCTGATATTACACCATCCGCTCTGATATTACAAATACCAAACACTAATGAAAATTCAACTAACATAAGTTAAACTAATACCGTGCTCGCATCCAGGGCACAGCCCTACTTTAATCCGCTAAAGTGTCCACGAGTGACGGA